GAACAAGGAAGTTAATGCTGTAATATCCTGACCAATCAATCTTTCAATATCAAAGTCTCTACTAATCTTTACCTCTGGTGGTTCAATACCAACATATTCAGCAGATAAATTAAATGCTTTTTGAAGTTTTTGCTCTAATTCCATAGAAACCATAGCAAGCATAGAATTAGTATCAACTCGATCTAACCTTCTTGCATCAGCAGATTCCGCTACAAACTTTTGTTGTGACAAAGTACTAATACCTAAAGTTGCCATCTGCATTTGTAGTTCTCTTATCTCAGCAGATTGAGCATCAAAAGCACTACTTGCTGGTTCTACATAATAGATTTTATTTCCAGGCTGTGTTGCCATCGCATAATTAACAGAAATAGCAAGATCTTTTGTCTGATCGTCATAACCTTCCATTACAAGCATTGGTTGAGATGCAACGTGCAAACTATGAATTAAATCTGCCTGTCTTTGAAAATGTGCAAGATTTAAATAAGCAATATCAAGTAAAGGTGGTTTACTTACTAAATTCTCAGTTTTACCAGAATAAATAGTAACAAGAGGTATTTCACCAAGAGAAAAACTACCAGATTCAGCTAGTTTATAATCTTCACCTGTAGTTCCTGTATCAAACTCTCCAGCATAAGAACCATCATCAATGTCATACATGGCATCAACTTGATCTGTCTTACGGAAAACTCTATATCTACCAGGTTCTATAACTCTTACCTGGTCGAATACCTTCTCACCAAAATCACCATCTGGCAATACTGCCTTTTCACCTAGTCTCACCTGTATCAAATTACCATAATTAGATTCTCTGTCTAATCTCCAACCAAATAAATTATTAGGATCTACCTCTATCCAGTATGGCCTACGATTCTGCTCACGTTCTTCTGCAAGACTAACCGCACCAGAAGGAGCAGGATAATCAACAAGAATATGACTTTGACCATAAGTTAATGAACACATAAGTATTCTTCTTGCATATTCATCTAAATCTGACTTACAACCATCAACATCCATCTTGAACATTTCTGTCCAATAAGGATCTCCAGTTAGTGCTATGGGTTTACGAAGAACTAAACCTGTCGCTGCTCTTATTAATCTCTGAGTGAAAGGACTAAATACTGCTCTATTTACTCTTGCCATATAAGCAGTGAAATCTTCTCTTGGTTCTAATGGCAAAAATGCTTCACTATTTTCTCTTAAATATTCTGTACCTTCAGTAACAGCTTTCATTATCTCCCAACCCTTCATCATATTTATAACAGCCCTAGTTTTTGTAAAAGGACTATCTATACCACCTATAGATGTAGATGTCTGAATTTTTGTTCTAATCTCACCAGGAATTGAATAAGTCATTGATTAACACCTCCATCTTTTAAGAGCTAAGTTTATTCTGCTATTCGGATCATTTTTCTTTTTGGTATTTTTCATTTTTCTTTTCATCCCTTCCATTCTTTCACAAAAACTCTTTCTTCTTTTTTTCTCTGATTCAGTTAATCCACTCTTTTTAGTTACTGGTGCTTGTAAATTACTTCCTGTTGCTGCATTATATTTCTTTCGTCCTTTAGCAGTCAGCCCACCTTTCCTAGACTTTTCACCTCTTCCTAAAGTTAAACTGACTCCTTTTTTTCTAGGCATTATCTTCCTACCTTTGCCTGTGCTTTTTTATGAGCTTCCGTAAATGAATCTCCTGCTCTCATACGTCTTTTCATAAACTCCATGTGCTTATCGCTATGGTGTTCTGAATGTTCCTTTAATTTATTTTTTTGACGAGTAGTTAGTTTCATTTCTTTTTCCTCTTTTTCTTTTTGGAACGTAATTTTTTAAGATCAGCAGCCGTGATCTTATCTCTCGGTGGAGCTACCGCAGCAAGCTTTCGTTGCTTCTTTGAGTAGGATTTCAAAGGCATTATGCAGCGTTAGTAATAGCACCAGAAGTAATGAAACTAACGCTTACAGTTTCAAGATCGCCTGTTGTAGCTGATAAACTTGTTCCTGTAACAATTCCATTAAAACTTACCTTTTTAGTACCAGATGTATCTAAAAATAATTCAAATTGTGCATCTGCTGGATCTTCTGCTGTTAAGACATCAGCAAGTAGATTTGCAGTTTCATTACCACTAGCTGCTGTATAAAGAAAATCAATAGTACCAGATGCAGAAATTAAACCACCAACAAAACTTCTTGATGTCGCTCCATGAGCAGTTACATCTAAAGTGTCTTTTGTTGTATCTAATGTCCAACCAGTTGTAGAAACTATTGCTTCTGGTGTTCCAGATCCATTTATAAATTTAACAGATCCTTCCTCTCCACGAAAAAATGCCATAATTATAAGAAAAAAGAGTATTTAAAATTATTTTAACTTGTAGTTGACTTTTTTACAGTACCTTTACTGTTATTCCTCATATATTGTTCACATCTGGGGTCCCAAAGGGCAGGATTACGCTTTCCTTTCACTTTTTCGATAATATCGAGCATTTCTGGTGTCACTTCAATCATTTTTTACTCCTTTTAGTAGTTTTTTTTCGCCTATGTTGATAGGTTATCTTCTTTTTACCAGTTTTTTCACGTTTAAACCTTTCTTTCTCACTTTTCGTCATCTCTCCTACAGTCTTAGGTGTCTTACTTGATACACGTTTACTTGGCCGACAGGCAGGGTAACCACGTTTTTCACCTTTAGAACGACCACAAGGCTTTCCAGTTTTAACATCAACCCAATTTTCCTCAAACCAACGTGTCAAACCACCTTTGGCTCTTGGATTGGGACTACTTTTTCTTCTTTGTGGCACGTTTTTTCTCCACTCTATAAGTTCCACCACGCTTTTTATATTCTCGGACTAACCAAGCATTAGCATAGGCAGAAGGATAAACGTCAAACTTACGTTTGGCTTCAGCTTTTACTCTAGCGTAAAGTGCTTTATTAACAGGTACATTCACTTCTCTTCTTGCCTCCCTTTTTTTTCTTTTTCTTTTTCTTCATTCCAGTGTGATAAGGCATAAACAAAAGAGTAACTTAATATATTCTAAACGCAGTCTGCCCTAATGTCTCAGGTTTCGCCAAATTAAACTGCTGCAAACAAAGGTATCCAAAAGCATCAAACGCATGATCTACACCTAAATTCTTATTAGGTAAGCCAGTATTAGGTGCATAAGTTAAAGTCCTAAGTGCTTTTATCAATTCTTTACAACGAGGGTGTATAAGCGTCCTCCTATCACCATTAGCGTCAAGTAAGGCAGTATTAACAGCAGTAATCTTATCTCTAATCTTCCAGGGGCTTCTAGGACTCATAACAGTAAAACCACTACGTCTAAGTATCGTATGATCCGTTACACCAACTCCACTTGTCTTTCTTGCACTTCCAGTGGGGTCTGGACAAGCAATAATCCTACGATCAACTCCATATCTTCTCGTAACTTCTTCTGCAAAATCCCATGTAGTAGCACCTCCTGTAAGCATAATTTCATCAAAAACGTACAAGGTATCGTTATGTTTTACAGCACAGATTCCTGCCATAGGGTCAACGTTAAAATCCAGCCCAATTAACAAAGGGAGCATATGTAAATCTGTCACTTCCTTGTCAATATTTTCATCAGCAAAACTAACAGCCACCAATCCAGTAAGATTTTCAAAACTTGCTTCAAATTCCTGTCTAAACGTCCTCGCATCTAATTGCGACCTAGCAGCTTCAACTTCCTCTTTTACAACATTACCCCCCTCTATAGTCGTAAAACTCCATCTTTGCCAATCATCCCATTCCTTTTCTCCGCAATAACACCACATATCGTAAAACCAACTCGCTGTTCCATCAGGTGTACTAATAAACAAAGCCCATCCCTGTTTATCAGCCAACGCAGGTCTGATAACCTCAGCCCATACATCTCTATCCATAAATGCTGCTTCATCCAATACAACACCAGCTAAGCTCCTACCTCTCAATGCCATAGCATTTTCTGTACCCTTCAATTCAATACTCGATCCATTAATCAAATCTAGTCTCAAATCTGTCTCATTCTTACTTTTTACCCATGTTCTAGGAGTTAACCTCTTCAATTCCTTCCATGCAATGTCCTTCGCCATCCTATAAGTTGGCGCACAATAGAAATAAACCTCATTCGGCCTGTTTATTGCCCCTCTCAATAGCTCAATACAAGAAAGATAGCTCTTTCCAAACCTTCTACCTGCAACTAACACCCTAAATCTCTTATTTGAATTAAAAACCTCACCTTGAGCATACCTCAAACTTATCTCACTCTTCTTTTTTTCACTTACAGCCATAAATTTAACAAAAAATACAACTCATACCCCCTATTTATAGCCTATTAACATACTTTTAAGTTATCATTCACTTAAATACACCCAAAAACATCGTGGTTTCATCTACATTTCCTGCCGATCAACCATTAGAAGATTCTAAACCTAAAAGAAATATTAACTTTCGTGCTCGTTCTTCCGCACAAAACGTACAACTTCGCTCTCAACGTCTATATTCCCGTCAGCTAGAAGGTAAAACAACTCGTGCCCTCGTACTAGAACACTCTAAAATTGAAGGCATCTCAGAAGTAACAGCTTGGCAAGATTGGAAAAAAGTTAAACAATGGAATAAAGAAGATTGGGAAAAAGATAGAGAAACTCTCTTACCTCGTCTTCAAGCCATGCGTATCCGTCTATTCAATAAAGCAGTCAAAAAAGGTCAACTTCAAACAGCAGCACAAATATTAGACTCGCTCGGCAAAGTAATTGGTGAATCCGTAGAAACAGTCAATATCCAAGCTCCAGAACTCTCAATTAAAGTAGAACCAAAAAATTAGCTGAAATATATTTAAGTTGCCCACGTCACACAAAAATAAAAAATAATCTGCAACACCTCCCCACCCTATGTGAGAAGAGTTACAAATTTAATTAAATTTTAAATTAGCTCTCTACAGGTCGCACACGTACGTGTAAGACACTTTATCATGATTTGGATAGTAGAAGACATCACTAGCTCTTAAACCTCTTAGAAATCCATTTAACCTTAACTCTCTAACTTGATAATTTTCTATTTCAAAAATATCATCATTCTCAGTATCGAGAGTTTCTATTCCTAACGATCTGCAGTCGTCACTAAAATCTTTGTTAATAAACATTTAACCGATCTCCTGACGAATAGGTCTTAGTGTAGCAGCATCTACACTTCTAACAGAGTAGGCATATGATCCATACTCTAAACTCTTCTTTGTTGCTTTGTTTCTAGCTCTTTTAATAGTTGAATAATAGCCAACTGTATATTGTGGTTGGTTAGATATCCCACCATTAAAATAAACCTCAAACTTTGTAGCTGTTGCAGTAGTCATTGTAAGATTTGTTTTAACTATATTTAATATAGCATAATAATATCACTATTGTATATTATTAACAATTCTTAATAATGATATAAAAATAAGTTTATATTTGATATAATTTTAATAAGTTTACTATTCTTTATTATCTTTTATTTCCTTTATTACATTATACGATTTTTAATAGATGGAATATTCTTAATTAAAATTGTATAGCTTTAATTCAAATAAATAGATTTTATAAGCAAGTAAACCAATAGAAAACAAAAACTACTCAAAAAATCAAAACTAAAAACAAATGCAAACAGACTATACAAACATAAAACACTTTACATTTGGAAGTGTTAAAAAATGTACATTAGTACATAAAGAAGATGATCAACTTTCATTGATGATTATGGAAGATGACCACAACGGGATTGAAGTTATTTTTTATAAAGATTATTTTATAAATAGTCTTTGGCCTTTTTTCAGTGAGTTAAACGAAAAAGAAAAAGAGGTTATAAAAAATTATTTAAGTGAGAGTTGAGATATGTTAAAAAGTTTAATTATTTACTTTGGAGCATATTCAATTTTCGGAATGTTTATTTATTTTTCAGTTTCGGACTCATTGTTAAAATCTCAGCAAATACACTGTAGTAATGGTTCACAAATAGCTTGTAGTTATTTAAAAGACTAAAAAAATATTTTATAGGTAGTTATTAAGACTACCTATAAATTTTTTATATATAAAATCAAATCTTATTAAAAAAAATTATTATGAGTATTAAAAGAAATCATCTTACAAGTATAAGTAAGATTAAAAAAGAATATCCATTATTCTTTGATAAAAAAACAAAAGATGGATTTAAATCTATAATTTATAAGGATGTAAAAGTTTTAAAAGACTGCACTTATTTTATTACTAGTGAAATTTTGAAATATGAAAGAATAAGTGAACATGAAATAAGACATGATGAAAAGGACAGGATATTTAAAATTAGATATGTAACTATTAACTGCAAAGTAAATTGTATTAGAACATGCGAGCATAATTTTAAAACATATCATCAAGCATTAATGTATTTGGATAAGTTAGAACATGATAATGGCGGGTTTATGGTTAGTCAACATAAAGCAAATATGGCACTTATGAGAATTAAAGAGAATATGAAATTAAAAGAGGTTATAAAATGAAAAAAGACAGTATTTTTTTTAAAAAGAAGGTTAAAGGTTATTTAATTAAAAGTAAATATTTAGCTAGTACTAATAAATTAAAGGCAAGAGCAAAAGTTTATTTAAAAAGGGATAATGATACTACATGGTCTAAAACTATTGAATGGGATTATGATTTGGATGCAGTTGATAATTATTATCTAGCGTGTATTGGATTAATAAGGGAATGGCCATTTAATGAACATAATAAAGATATGGAAGTGTTAGCAATAGGTTATGAGAATAATAATTATTACTTTATAGTTCAATCTAAGGTATTTTAAGAGACTTAAAAAAGTCTTTTTTTTATGTTTTATTAATAAATAACTTGCAACATAAACTAATATAATGATATAATTCTAATAGTTTATACTTTAAATCTTACTAAAATTATGAAAAACATTGCTCTAACTAAAGAACAAAGAAAAGAAATTATTGACATGGCTCTTGGTTGGTATGAAGATTGGAAACATGATGACCCAACAGTTTATCCAGAGACAGTACAAGAAAGAAGAAACAAAATGCTTCCATTAAACAATAGTGAATTAATTAAACATTTACAAGAATGGTACGCAAACGATATTTGGGATTATATAAATTAATCCCTTATTTATTGTTATGTAAAAATTTTATCAGCTATGAATAAAGAACAATTAAAGCCTATTAAAGGTAAAAATCAAAAACCAAAAACTATAAATGAATCTAACAAGGAAGAGATTTATTCTGAAATTTATGATTCTGCGGGATATTTAGTTATGAATCATAATTTACTACCTAAGTGTATTGGTGAGATAGATTTAAGACTAAATAAGAAAGAGATAAAGAAGTTAAAAAATATTTTATGGTATATCGCACATTCAAAACTATGGAGTGAATCATGAATTGGACAATAAAAGCTAATCAAAAGTACTGGAATAAAGCTTATCAGTGGTATATGAATGAAAGTACTTTAAGTGCTAAACAAGTGAGTGATTTTATTAAAGTGAATCCATTTGTAGCACTGACAATAGAAAATAAAGCTATTGAATATTTGATAGGTGATAATTAATTATGAAATATAAAGTAACCTACGCTATAGATTCATTAGATACTCAACCAATAATTAAGTTATTTGATGAAGAATATAAAGCTATTGAATGGATGAATGATGAGATCCAAAGAAGGATTGAATATGTTGTAGAGCATAGTCAATTTTCTATTAGTGAAAAGGAATATAAAGAGATAGAAGAAAATGAACATACGCTAGTCAGGATAGAAAAATTATGAAATTGAATCCAAAACAAAAATATAAATACATTGATAAAGATTTAATCAATGGATTTGTTGTCTTAACTGGTAAAGAATTGAATGAAATTCTTGAAGAATCATACAAAAAACAAATGGAGTCTAAAAATGAAAAATAATCAATTTATTAAAGTTCGATTGAATCAATGTTGGGCATCATACATAGCTAATGGTGTAGAAGATTCATTATTAAAAGGCGAAAAACAAATTATAGAAAATACATTAAAAATTATTGGTGTTAAAAGGGAAAATTGTTGTGATGTATTAGAAGATGTTCATTATGAGAGTCCTTTTTATCCTGATAATGAATATTCAGATTATGTAACTTATGTTTTTTATCAATTATGAATAAATTAACTAACAAAAAAGCCTATGAAATTATCAGAGATAATACTAATTGGGCATGGGTATTTCCTCAGGACGTAAAGTTTAAATATGGATGGATATTTCATAGAACAAGAGATTGTTTGGATGGTGAATTTCATAAAGGTAAAGATGCTATTGATTGTTATGCCATAGATAGTCTTTATAGCTATGAACATACTGGCTGTCAGATAGAACCTTGGTCAGGATGTGAAGTTGAAGACAGTCCATTTAAAGCGAAAAATGAAGATAAGATTATCAAGACTATTAATGAATTGAATAGAAGTTATAACAAGCATAAAACTGATATTTTTATAGAAAGAATATATGAAAGAGTGTATGGTGGTATTGGTCAAGAATTAGTAAAAAAATATTCAAGAAATGATTTATTAGAAAAATTAGAAGATTGGTCATATAAGTTATATAAATTAGAAGAAAAAATATAATGGTAAATATAAATCCTAATAGAGAATCATGTATGGAATACATGAAAGAATTAATTAGAAAAGGATTACTAAGAAATGAAATAGTAAAAGAATGTAGAAAACACTTTAAAGACGTTGATAAAAATACATTTTATGACTGGTATAAAATAATAATCAAAGAACAAGATATTAAAACGTGGGAAGAAGATAATCGTATAGAAATAATAGATAAAAGGGCAGATAAAATTAATTTAAAACATCAAATATATTTAGATCAAAAAAAGATATATAGCGATATTAATTCAGGAATAGAAGAGAAAGAAAAAGCAATGAATATATTATTATCTCACTTTTTAAAGAAAGTTGATTAATTAACTGGCATTAAATATTTAAGTAAGTCCAGTTTCAACAAATCAAAACCGAAAATTCGTTACCGAAAATGAATTACAAAACAAAACAAGATTTAGAAATTGCAAGTATCAATCTGAAAGAAGATTTTGATATGGTGATTTCTTTTATCAAGACTACAAAAGATTTAGAAGTAGTCAGTGAAGCTATTACAAAAGCTTTTAAATGCGTACCTAATGCTCAGAAATTACCTTCAGTAGCAAGTCAAGCTGAAGAGAATCAAAAAGTAGTAATGAAAAAATTTGATGATTTTTTAGGAGAATTACAATGAAAAAATCAAAACATAAATACTATCGTATTACTGCTACATCAATGACCAGTTATGAGTATTACATTAAAGTGCCTGATACCATAACTGAAGAAGATATATGGGAACAACGTGGAGATCATGTATTAGATGGAGGTAACTTTTCTCCTATGGATAATGGGTGGGGTGGATATGGAGATTGGGAGTATGACGAATGTTTAGAAATAGATGAAGATGAAGCTAAAGAAAATGGCTTTGATGAGTGGGATGCGGAGGCTTTTAAAAAATGAAAGATTTAACTTATCAACAAAGATGTTTTATATGGGCATCATGTCATTATCTATCTGAAGAATTAGATCCAGATTTCTATGATTTAGAAACTGAAGATCAATTTGAAGCTTTAGAACAAATGGCTTGGGAACCTTTTGAAGATTATAGAGGTAAGGACATTTATCAATGGATAAGTCAACTTGCTTATGACATACAAAATAAACTTTATCCTATGGAGAATGATAAATGATTGATAATCCTACACCGCAGCAACGTATGGATGAAATGGATCAGCAATATATGGCTGAACAATTCTATGAACACTGCACCGATAGAGCTAATGAGATAGCTAGAGACTATAATTTGTTACCAGAATTTTATCAAGATTTTGCTGAATACTACACTGATTTATGTAGAGAATCTGATGATGGATATAGTCTTAGTTATTCACAAGATTTAATAGAAGATTGGTGGGATGAATATGGTGATGATTATGATGATTATTCTAGTCCTTACGATATAGATCCTACACCACAATATTTATATGATGATACAGGTGGAGAGCCACCTATCTCAGCAGAAGAAAGAAACAGAAAAGCATTTGAACAGAAGTTGAGGGATAAAGGCTAATGAGAATAGAATCTTTCACTAAAAATGAGTGGTTAGAAATTGCAGAGATAATTTCTCTTTATTGCCCTAGTGAACCAGTAATAGAAAGATTAATAACAGAAATAAATGATAAAACAAATTTATTTAAAGAATTAGAAGAATTTTTAGTAAAAAATAATATTAATCCTGTATTTTTTCCACATAGAGATATTATTGAAAATCTTAAAAATGGTAAAGGTTTAACAAAAAGATTATCTTGTTATTCAACTTCAAAAGGTAAAGGAATAGTTCAATTTAAAAAAGATTATCAAGAATATATTTTAAAAAGATATGAATTTAAAAAAAAGTTTGAGGAATTATCAGAATGACTAAAGATAGATGGAATGAAGGTTACGATTGTGGCTTTCAACAAGGTAAATTAGCAGTTTATCAAGACTTGCT